ATTGCTTGACAGACGACTTTAATTCGTCTATCAGGCGTTGTGTTGCTACTGGGTCGTATTCTTGTTTTACAATCCCGGTAGCATGTTTCCCCAACATTATTTGATCCATCAGCACCGAAAGCCACGCCTCTGCCAGGGTGAGTTTTACAATAATGTCAAAGTCTTTGTCTGGAATAGTTGCATAGGCACCTTCTGCCAAAAGGTGCGCTGAGGTATAATTTACAACAACCACATCGGTATTTGACTCTGGCTCAGGATAGAGCCACAGCTTATCGCCCTTCCAATCCCAGCGTCCCTTTGACCTATCGGTT